ACCTGGCTCGTACTTGTCTAGTCTAGCTGCACCTTTAGGATTTTCTTCAAAGTGCCTAAAAGAACTAAATTCAGGACTGTACTTTGTAGTTAAGGCCCAAGGAGAATCAGTAGCTGATCCTACTTCTTGGAAAGCACCACTTTTTGCCCATTTGAACTTGTTCTTATCAGCAAGACGTTCTTTTGCACCAAGTCTAAGTAAACTACTTCTAGGTACATTTCCATACTCAGCAGGGTCTTTTACACCTTTAAAGTGGGCAGACTGATATCTAGGCGAGTAAAAGTCGCTACCTTTAATGACAGAGCCAGAAGTACGAGGTTCAAACTTCCTCGGATCAGCAATAAGAAAATTACTACCAAAACCTTGAGCTGAAGTTGACTTCGGAGCTGGAATCATCAAGCTCGGGTGAGTCAATTCACTAGGAATAACATTCTCACTACCATACTTAGAACCAGGGGCATCAAAATGGCTAGCATGGATAAGCGCAAGGTCATTGCGCTTTGATCCAGGCCATAGGGATCCGCCTGTTTCTTCTACAGACTTAAGCTGAAGCGGTAGCTTTTTAGGATCAGGGGTACTTTGTACAGCCTTAATTTGCTTTTGGATATCAATTAGCTGATCTGAAAGATGACTAATATCATCCCAACCCATAGCATGTGGGTCAGTATTAGAGGCAATGTCAAAAATTTGCTTTTGGAGCGCTGCTTCTTGAGTCTTTAAAGCAACAAAGCCTGGTGTAGGTGCAGGTGCAGGTGCAGATGCAGGCAAACTTGCTTTAACTGTGTCTATATTCTTTTGAACATCGCCGAGCTTACTTAGAAGTACGTCATGCTCGGTTGTACCTTCTGTATAGGTCTTAAGGAGACCAGTAAGATGAGCTTGCTGATTTTCAAATAGTTTAAGCTTAGTCTTTAAAGGAGTTAGCGACTCATCTGCATTAAATAAAGGTGGCGCTACTTTCTTAGCAAGCTTTACGGTTCCAAGTGTATCCTGAACTGGGCCGATCTTAGCGGGGGGAACAAAACCAGCGAGGGCAGCAGGCGCAGCCTTAGAGGCTACCTTTGCACCACTGGTGGGGAGGAACTGACCGACCTCTTCGAAGCCCTTCCAAGTCGGATCCTGTGTAGCTTCAGGAAGCAACCTGTTCATGTCCTCACTACGGGGGAGCAGGTGGCTGTTTCCGCTCGAAATCAAGCTCTCGATATCACCAGGACCACCAAGAGTACCAACAACGCCTCCGCGAAGAGCAGAGGCAAGCATATCAGCCAGGCCCTTAAAACCTGCTCCGAAGGACGGAGCACCTTTTCCAAGTGCATTAGGCAATTCGTTTCCAAGACAGCAGACGATGTTGATCTCTATCTGCGTAAAGGTTAGTCAAATTATACCCAGACGGCGGGGGAAGCTCGATCTTGCCTGGACGGTTGATAGCGGTCTTGTTGTTGGAGGCCACCATGCACATATACCCAAAGGCATCAGCATAGTCTGAGCACCAGTCGTGGAGCGGAGCATCAGAATAGGTCATAAGGCGTTCGTTGAACTCGCGCTTATAGCCCTTCAGTGCCTCAACGAGGTCATCCGTATCGCCTTGCTGGAAGACAATACGGGGGAACAACTTACGGGTAGCTGCAATCCGGTCCCGGACCTTGTGCATCGGGATCAAACGGGGGCGAAAATCCTCATCCAGGAACTGCTCGACAATACTACGACCTGTTTGGAGGTTCTTCGCCTTCGCGTCATGTGGGAGCCAGATATCCCCAAGGTCCCCGGGGAACTTTGTAAGTTGCTCAATGTGGTAGAAGATGTCTTGTCCTGAAGACGCAAGAACTGCAATGACTCGGATGCCGCCCTCGTTGTCCTCTTGCCAAAACACCGCTACCGTAGCATCAGTAAACCCCAGGTCATAGGCGACATGAACCAAAAGATTCGGATCATAGAGGTTGTGCTTGACCCGCTCATCCAGAAACACCTGATTAAGCTCATTAGCATAGATCGCACCTTTAATGGCTGCATCAAACGAGCAGAGGTATTCCTGTGCAAACTCCTCCGGATCCATGTCCTTTCTAAGCTCTGCGAGCTCAGCAGGGTGGATAATCTTGGATACTTCTGCAGAGAGGTGGAGGAGGTAGTGGTTCTCTGGGTTATTCCTAGCTAGACGGTATTGGTCGTAGAACAAATTCTTGCCTCTGGGGGTGGACGCGAACACGCACCATCCCAGACGGTCTGACAAGGCAGGCCGTACGATCGTAGTGAAGACAGAGGGCTTGTACAGGGCGTACTCATCGAGCATCGCGCCGTCGAGGTACATTCCGCGCAAGCTGTCCGGGTTATCTGCACCAAGGCAGTAAATGACCCTGTCACCAGTCAGTGTGATCTTCAGCTCCGCCTCTGATGGGGGAGCAGAAAAGTAAGGCCGGCCATAGTCCTTGAGGTATTGCCATGCCGTTCTTTTGGCTTGTCGGTAAGTGGGGCCGACATAAGCTAATTGGGGGCGATATTCTTGACACTCGAGCGCCCCGACTATAATGTCATTCACCAGCGCGACCGTCTTCCCAGCCCGACGGTGAGTGCACAGCACCGCCCATCTCTGTCTACGATTATGGAACTCCCTGAACGCATCGCGGGGGACGTATGCTTTCACGACTCGTGCAGCTCCTCACCGCCCTCCACCCGAGTCAAGTCGTTCTTGTAGCTAAGTCGGCCATGTTGAACCCACGCCAAGTCGATTATCTGCGCACTGGGCGGATTCGGGATCTCCTGTGGCGACGGCGGGATGAGCTTACCAAGAATCTGGACGAACACACGGGCATTCGCATCAGATGCTTGCACGAACTGAGTCAACCACTGTGAACCGCCGAGGTTGTGGAAGGTTTCTTTGAAAATATCCTTCATGGCCTTATTAATCTCTCGATTAGTTAAGGCATCTCCAAGCTCGTGTTGAGTGTTCTGGCTCATCGCTTAATTATAGCCCATAGGTGAATAAAAGGGAAGCCTATTCAAGGAAACTATTACATTTGGTTACAATTTCATAGGGGGCGAAAAATGGGGGGAGCGATATGCCGGCTTGGACATAGCCCCGGGGACATTGCACAAGAACGAAAGAACAATGAATAATATTCAAGCTAGAGTGGGAATGGGCGATGCACGTAGGACTGAGCGGGCCCCACAATGTGGAAGGGCCCCCCACCATCCGGAACGCGGGGTGCTTCGCATTGCGGTGTTATCTGTCATGATGCGGAGATGCAACAAGTGTAACAAGTGATTCTGTCGGCTATTATTTGATATATAATATCTTTACTGTGAAAAACAAGATGTATTTCACAGTGTGTTCTTGATTCAAGAAGTTTGAGTCAGTTCACTCTCTTTAACAATTTGTTGCTCTTGACACACTTTGATACAAGTGTATCTTCAAGTCTTTCAAGAGTTGTGGTATAATACAGTCATGACATGTTGATGACACTAGACAGTCATGATCACCAACCAGTGTCACTGAAAGGTTAGTCATGAATACCAATCTGCAAGTGGTTCCTAAGCAGTCCGATGAACGGATCGGCCAGTATGCTCAACGGCTGATGGTTGAACATCCGGAACTGAAGAACCATGAGATCCTGATGATGGTCAAGGACCAGTTCAAGGATGGAAACACTCAGATGGCTTCCATCGCCTGGTACAAATCCGACCTCAAGCGGAAGGGTGTCCAAGCAACTCCGGCCCCCAAAGAGGAGGAAGTGGAGCGGACCACGGATGTGGTGCAAGATGAACTGGATCAAGCTCAAGCCAAGGTGGAAGAGCTGAAGAAGGAACTGGAGGACATCAAGAAGAAGGAAGAGGATGATCTGCTGGCTCGAGCTGAACAGATCGAGGAAGAGATGAAGCGGCTGAACAACCTGAAGAAAGCAAGAGCCAAGGCTGAAGAGACGAAGTAAAGGAGGGGGCGAAAGCCCCTTCTTCTTTTTGGGAGAGAGAATGTACACGATTTGGTTTTGCATTCCGATGGACAGTCAGTATCTCCATATTGACTGCCCGGATATTCCGCGGGCTCAGGACATCTGGGACCGATTGCTCAAGGGCGGTTTCGAGATGAGATGCCAGAGGCCATAATGGGGGAGCAGATTAGGTATTGCGATATGTGCTCCCAGCCAGTGGGGGAGATACTGTACGATGCAGCCACGAGGCCCTACGGACAATGGGCATGGCTCTGCGGGGATTGTTTCAACCGCCTTGGTTATGGTCTTGGAATAGGCCGAGGTCAGAAGTTTCAAGTGCTACCTGATGGTAAATTGAAGAAGCTAGAAGGTTAAAAGGGGGTGAAATTGACCGGCTGAAAGGCCGGTTTTTTTTTTCTCCAGATATTAGCATATTCGGAAGCTGGAAATGAGCCGATTCGACATCTTCCGTCGTCGTGCGTGCAGCGGTGTGCGGTGTACGGCGTGCAGCGTGCGCCACACGGGGGC